GCAAGTATTTCCGAGGTTTAAAAAACCTCTCATTACATTTTGTGTATAAAAAACACTTAAGAGAATGACGCGTATCTCTATTGTAAAGAATAATGTTAGACATTGAAACTATCACCGATAAGGTTCTTCCCGTGTTTGACACACATAAGGATGAAGAAAATATCGAAATAGAATTGCGTCTTGGTAAATATAATGGATCTTTCTTTGACACAAATGTGGGGAAAGAAACATTCGAGCGTGTACTCGACGGACTTCGACAGTATACGGGGTGGGAAAGTGTACAAACATCCGTGTCGGATATATTTTATAGCGACAAAGAGGGTGTAAGAATCACATCAGATCACAGTACCGGAGAACAAACAATGATTCAAAAGATTAATGTTATCAAAGATGATTTTACCGGTACACCACTTGATATGCGTTTTAGTATTTCTAGAGAAATCCCAACGTGGGGTGAATACGAAATGGATCGAAAACGAACAAAGACGCGTCACTCGTTCATTCGAAAGAACCTTAGTATCGACATGACGATTTCATCGGGTGATAATGTTGATATGGATTCCGAGGAAGAATGTTCCTATCAAATTGAGTTTGAAATCATTAAACCGGGTGATGTCTCGTGTCGTGATGAACTCTTCAATATCATTCACAAAGTTAACGATCTATCTAAATTAATTCCTATGTAATAAGTAAATGACAAGGTTTGCAATCCTCGCCCTTATAGCTCTCGCTCTTATGTATGAAAAGAGTGTTAACTCAGAAGAAATAGCTGGTTCTAAGAATTTCCATCTCAGCGCGGGTATGTCTAAGAGTACATACAAACAAATGCGTGCGGATGGTGTCGATGCGGAAAGTCTTAAAAAGTTCGTGCAATTGGAGGATCGTTTTCTTCAAATTGAACGAAATTCGGTATGTTCGGGAATACCCAACTATGTGGAGGGTGCTGTGATATCTAATTTAATTAAGGAACTATTTCCCAAGTACAACTTTGCGTACCACACGATTCACCTCAAACAAATTGCGGAACCTCTCAAAATATTGAACACACGTGTAAGATGTTGAGAAGATTCCATACAAGCATGTGATGCTTTGGACTCTCAATTTTACTATAATTTCTAACGATGTACATGATGAGCGCATTATCATCCTCATCATGTGTTTCCAATAAATATTTAACTGGATCGGGTGCGTTCACGAAATCATCGTTGATTTTGTATTCCAATTCAAGTTCACAAATTGACTTGTCACTTTCACGACCCTTTCTAATGTAGTCGGCGACAATGTAGAATACTGCGTCTAAAAGTTCCTCAACGCACATATCAATCCAGGAATCCGAGGGTGTTCCCCATTCCTTTGTATCAGAGTTGACAATGATACCGTGACCATAGCGCTTCTTGCCAACCTCGAGGCGTTCAATCAACTGTCGCTCAATTGATTCCATTTCTAATGACATTTAACGCTTCATCCTTAAGTTTAACCAAGTCTTCTTGTGGTTCGCCAATTGTTTCATAGTTGGACCTTTAGTAAGAATATAGTTTGTCGCGGCATTTCTATATTGTGACACCAAGTTACGTGGAACATTAGTGACATTGAGTTGACTTCCAATGACTTTCTTTTCCAATTCTTGTTTCCTCTTCATTTTCCAATTACTAACCATTTCCCTCTTAATGGCGTCCACGTTCTTCTTGAATGGGAGACCCAATTTATTTCCCTTGCTCAATTGATTAACCTTAACTTTGACTGCTTTCACGTCATTATCAAGGGAGGGCATCACATTCTTGTAACGGTTCATCCACCGACTACCATACAATTGAACAAGATCTCTTCGAATTGAGTTTTCATTGAGTCCTCTTTTCTTGATAACTTGTTGCATCTTTGCGGTCTCTTTTTGCTTTGCAACTTCTTTTCTAGTTGGTTTGGGTGGTGGTGTCTTTGGTTTTGGTTTGGGGGCTACCATCGCGTTACGCACCTTTTCAATCTTTGCACAGAGAGTCGCTTTCGTTTCTTTATCATCAAGTTTAATCTTGAGGATCCTCGCAACTCGTAAGAGTTCAGTTTTACTGTAATTTGTACATACCGCGCGTCCAACCTTAAAGGATTTATTTGTACCCGAGAGGGTCACGTTACGTCCCTTGTTTGTGTTTTTGAATGTCGCCGTTTTGGTATTAGATATACCCTTGATCTTCTTACAGATGTCCTCCTTCTTGGAGGATTGGGTAATGCCTACAACACCCAACTTCTTCGCGAGATCCACAAGTTCCGACTTTGAAAGGCGCATACATTGTCTACCGTCAATCTTAAGGGCCGCCTTTTGATTTGTACTTAACACAGCTCGACGGGTCTTTTTGGGTTTGGGCGACTTCTTGGTTTGTTTTTTCACAAGTTTACGTGGAATATTAGAACTACTGGACAATACAATTTCACCATTTGTGTTCAAGTCTCGGACAAGATCAATACCATCATTGTATGCGACCAACATATCCGCAGGGTTTCGCGCCCCGGATATTTGAATATTACCACTTTTTGAGATAATATACTTGTGCCCGGTGTAAGTGATATACATAAATGGAGACAACTCACCATCATATTTTATCTCCGTGTAGCCATATTGTCGTTGCCCTCGACGCGCAAGTTCATCCATGTTACGTATGACCCCATTGATTCTGAACTGACCACTGAGATTGTTGTATTCAAATGGGCTATAGAGAAAGGCTTCTTTATCGGAATAATTGTCCACAATGAAGCGACGAATGAGCTCAGGTTGATTCGCGATATTTGTCCCAATAAACCCCCCAGAGAATCGAATCTTACCATTCTTATAGAAATTGACTGTAGCACCCTTGGATTCCACCCCATTTGTTACGATAATCTTGAGTTGAACTGTAAAAAAGTTCAAGTTCATATTCCCCTTGCGACCATATTCACGGGTATGTGTAAACCCCGTGACAAATCGTCCATAAATACCATTAATCTCTGTGGTGTCTATATAAAGACCCTCGCCAATAGGTGATTTTGGGAGGGGTTGTTTGAGGAGAATCTTTTTAAGATTGATACGAGTATCAGCGCTGAATTGACGATTCACCGTCGCATTGAACATACCTGGGTTCAACTTACTCACGGTAAGCTCTGGTTTTGGCATGGGAATATCAGCTACAATGTTGTTCATGTCATTGTTTGAGTTGTACACAAACTCTGCAAACTCGCCATAATTTTCATTACTCATCATGTTCTTTTCAAGGCGAGGTGGAAACTCCTGTTGTCGGGTAATTCCAAGTTCCATCTCAATTTCTCTATTGAGTGCGTTATTTGACGCGGTTGTGGATACTGAACTTGGGCTGTTCGCGGTGCGTAACTCCACACCCGACTGCTTTACAAATTCTCTGAGCTGTTGGCTCATATTACTATTGGTCAGCATTTTTTTTAATAATCATCGGCAAATCCAAGCGTTTCTTCAATCACGTCGAGACCGTAGATCACGGGCTGTCTTGGATACGTTCGACCCTTGTAAGTCACCGTCTCTTCCTTGACTTCAATATCCCGTGAACTGAATGGACCCGCATAGAAGTCTTGGTTGAACTTGGGTTTGCCCAAATTGTTCGCTTGACAATGCTGATTGAACACCTGGATGAAGAGCTTCTGGGGCACAAAGAGGTCATTCCCGTACACAATGCTGGTGGACTCCAAGAAATTGTGGAGGGTACTCGCAACCATTGCAACCTGCTTCTGGATTTTCTTGAAGTAGTCGGGGACAACATTCCAAATATCCTTGTTTCTGTACTTATTTGAGTAATCCAAGTACGCTCGGATACACTTGAGAAGAATAATGGGGATTTCACTGTCAAGCTTCTGATCCAACTGGGGGTCTGCATCCTTGACCTGTTTTGAAAAGTTCCATGTAAGAATACGGCGGAGCACTGAGCCCGAATTATCCTTCCAATTGGGAACCTCATTCCCACCCAAAACACCGGGAACCTTCCATTCAATACTCGTCGCAGTCTTATTTTTTACAGCCACAGATACATCTTCACCTGATACCATCGACTGAAACTCAGCTTGTTCGAGTGCGAGATCACCCTTTACCTCTGGAGCAATAAACATGAAAGCATCCTTGATCGCAGAGAGTCCAAACTTCTTTTCAATATTATTCGACATTGTCACAACATCTTCATCTTCGTAGAACTTCTTGAATACTTTCGTAATTAGAGTTGACTTACCGGACCGCGCAATACCCTTGAAAAATGGAATAACCTGCCACCCATCGAGATCACCCACATCAAAACAGAGACGTCCACCCATTACATAGGCCCAATCACAGACATCATCCTCAAACTTTTGATATTTTAGAATTGAGTCGAAGAATGGCGTCGGGATATCTTGCCATCTGTCAAGGTGAGAAAAGTCATCAAATTGTTTGTCAAAATACTTACACGCAATGATTGTCGGATCAAGGCATCTGAACTCCTTACTTTCATAGGGGTAAAAACAGCAATCGTATACCCCTCTGTCTGGAATCCATTCTTTACCAATGAAAACACCATTTTTAAACGACCACACTTGACGTCTTTTTGTAATTTCTGGAAACTGTGCATCAATACACTTTGAAAGATTATCAATCACTTCTCGAAACACCGAGCCTCGGCTCGTAAAGTGCTTCCAATTAACGAAATCGTCATCTTTCTGTGCAAGAGAATATACAAATCTTTCAATTGTGAACTTGGGTTTCCAGGCTCTTGTTCGATGACCCTCGACCGTCTTCTTCTCTTCACAGCATGAATCCTTGTATCGACGATACCCACTCTTATACGTTTCATCCAGGGCATACAATAAACACTTCTGGAACGGAGTCGAGCTTTCAATTTCTTCTTCGTCCATCGTAGATGGATCTCCAGTCACACTAAACTGTGGAAGTGCGGTTGGGTTGTCAATCCGTTCAAATGATGTATAGTGTCTGCGAATGTTCTCATACCCATCACACAACTGCTTCAGGACATTATTGATTCGGCGTACAACGGTCATCCCATCATCCGCGTGATCATACTTGTGAAGCTTGATATCACGAGCGTGATTTTTCAAGTTGATCAGATACGTTCTTTGACGATCGCGATTACCTTTGATCGCGAGGATATCGATTTGATTTGGAATTGGATTTCCGGTGTCGTCGAAATTTTCAGGGTGGATGTATTGTCTGTATCCAAGTTCGCGGGCATTACGGAAGTCGTTTGTCTTTAGAGACCACGCTTGTTCAAATTTATTAATCACGTCAAGTACCTGTTCTTCTTTCATCGATTGGATGTGCTGTTTTTGAAGCTCTGAGAGTGCTTCATACTTATTGGGTTCCTTATCGATGAAATGGGTGTGTTCCATTCTCTATGGTATTTACTAAGTAACGCGATATCTTTCTAAGTAGATTTTTGGGACATCTTGGCAAGCATTTTTATAAGAATTCTATTTTGGGTTTCCAATTGATTAGAGATATTCACGAGCGCCGAACACACGGTGTCTCCGTCTGGGGTCGCCAAGAGCGAACTCATCAAACCGACGACATCCATGGCACCCTCGTCTTCGTCCATAAAGAAATCGTCATCTTCCTCTTCCTCTTCAGACATTACAATTTCTTCTTCTTCGTCAGATACAATTTCCCCATCTTCAACTTCATCTTCAGGCTGTGACGACATTTTAACATATGCTGAGAAAAGTTGATTGTGTAATTTTCGCACTCGTGCGATTTCGACCAGAAAAAAAATCTTGCTATATAGTACAAAAACTCTCACGATGGCCGGTGGTCTCATGCAACTCGTCGCCTATGGCGCCCAAGATGTCTACTTGACTGGTAACCCAAAAGTCACTTTCTTCCAGGCTGTGTACAAGCGTCACACCAACTTCGCGATGGAAAACATCGAACAAACTGTCAACGGTACCGCGGCCAACTCCGGTCGCGTGTCTGTGACCATTGCCCGTAACGGTGATTTGGTCGGTGACATGTACATTGAATTGCAATCTAACGCCGCGGCGACTGTCACCTCTTCGGCGGTTTCGGATGCTTGCTGGGTCGCGGAACGCGCGGTCAACAACGTTGAACTCTCCATCGGTGGCCAACGCATCGACAAGCACTACCAAAAGTGGTGGAGATTGTACGATAACTTGTACCACGATGAAGCCAAGAAGGCGTCCTACGCCAAGATGACCACTGCGGCTACCGGTAAGACCGTGTACTTGCCATTGGTCTTCTTCTTCAACCGTAACCCAGGTTTGTACTTGCCTTTGATTGCCCTCCAATACCACGAAGTCCGCATCGACATTGACTTGGCTGGTGACATGGAGACCTATGTCAACAAGAATGTTTTCAAGGTCTGGGCCAACTACGTGTACTTGGACACCGAAGAGCGTCGTCGCTTCGCGCAAAAGGGTCACGAATACCTCATCGAGCAAGTGCAACACACTGGCTCGGACACCGTGACTTCCGCTGCCCCCAAGCAAGTTCGTTTGTCCTACAACCACCCAATTAAGGAATTGGTGTGGTGCTTCTCCAACACCGCGGCTCGCTCGTCCTTGTGGAACTTCACCTCGGCTAACCAATTGGGTGATATTGTTCTCGAGTCTAACGCGCGTGCGGTTTCTGAATCCAACTGCTATGTGCCAATCACCCAAGGTTCGGGTGCCCCACTCCTCGCGGTTGGTGCGGCTGGTTCCGACATCGACTTCACCGAAGAAACGGCCGGTCCATTGTCCACCTTCAAGTTGGTCCTCAACGGTCAAGACCGTTTCAAGGAACAAGCGGGTAAGTACTTCAACCAAGTGCAATCCTTCAACCACCACACTGGTTGCCCATACCCAGGTGTGTACTCTTATTCCTTCGCGTTGAAGCCAGAAGAGCACCAACCAACTGGTACTTGCAACTTCTCCCGCATCGACAACGCCCAAGTTGCGGTGACCATGAAGGCTACCGATGCCACCACCATGCACATGTTCGCGACCAACTACAACGTCCTCCGCATCCAATCTGGTATGGGTGGTCTCGCGTTCTCTAACTAAGCTAATTATGTAACTCGATCGCGTATTTAAAACACAAAAATTAACATAATTCAAATATGTTAAGTTTTGTTTAGCGTTCTCAAATTAGAAATAATCTCGGTATAATCTAAATGGATGGTGCTAAGATACTACTTCTCGCGTGTGTACTCTCATCATGCGTTTCTAGCTCCCAATCGGTTATTTGTAAAGCAATACCAGGAAAAACGTGCACTAATGCACATGGAAGTTTAACGAGTTTAATCTGTTGCATAGCTATATTGATGATTATATTCAGTACGTAATTTTAAATATTTCGCATTTCACAACTAGAAAATCTTCTACGTGTAACATATAAGCACCATGGCAAGCAAAAAAAAAACAACCCAACAACAACTTGGTATGTGGATACCCATTACAATTCTCTTAGTTGGTATTGCCACAACGATATTCGCAATCTCAAGAAACGGTAAGAGTGGATTCATGAACATGAAGATGAAGTAAATTAAACATAACCTCCTCTATATAAATAGATGCATAACGTGTACACAGATGGAAGTTGCCTCGGTAATCCGGGCGCTGGTGGGTGGGCCGCACTCATTGGAGACGTACAAGTGTCGGGGGGTCGGGACAAGACAACAAATAACATCATGGAAATGACAGCGGTCGTAAAAGCCCTTGAGGAGTGCCTTAAACAAGGCATTCTTGAGATACAACTATTTACCGATAGTAATTATGTCAAGAATGGAATATCTTCATGGATTCACGGATGGAAAAGGAATGGGTGGAAAACTGCATCGGGAGCGCCCGTAAAGAACAAAGACCTTTGGATTCAAATGGACACTCTTACCCAAAAGATGACCTCTGTGGAGTGGAAGTGGGTCAAGGCGCACAATGGGCATCCACAGAATGAACTGGTAGACTCCCTCGCATATCAACAGGCGACGAGAATTAAAAATGCTCGCGTAAAATAATGGAGCCTCACTCGTGGTGTGAGAAGCAGGAAAAGCTTCTCAAATCGTGGGCCGAGAGAGCCGCGGGATACCGCTGGCTTCATAACCATGCACGCCTTCACTTTAAAAAACAGAATGATTACCTGTCATACCCGAGTATAATCATCGCGAGTATCACAGGTGTTGGGGGTTTCGCGGTTCTCAATCCAAGTGGGAATGATAGTGTTTCATCAGAAACTCGTGCTAAAATTATGATTGTCCAGTACTTCTTTGCGTTCCTCAATGTTTTGGGTGGTATCCTCACATCTATAGGTAAGTTTAGTCAAAGTTTGAGTCTCTCAGAGGCACACTCCGCGATGTGCGTCCAGTACTCCAAGTACTATAGAAATATAGATATGGAGTTGTCCCTTGATGTCGCGGACCGCACGGAGGTTGTTGATTTTGTCAAGAGGTGTCGCGAAGAGTATGATAGACTTCTTGACGAAGCCCCAGATATTCCCGCGATATCTATACAGGCGTTCAATTTGGAGTTCCCAGATAAAGTCAATAAACCCGATGTATGTAATGGTCTAAGTATCATTATATGTGATGAGACTGCGTCACAACTCGCATCAAGACGCGCCGTGACCAGGTGGTTGGGGGCACTCAAAGGTATGACCACCCGTAAGAGTAGGGATATAGATGATTTAGCGAGAATGGAAAGTGTATGAATAGACTTAAAAATCTGAAGCTCCAAGTTACAAAGATGAACATCGGTATCCTCACCGCTGGTGGGGTATGTCCTGGAGTCAATACCCTCATTCGGTCAATCACCCTCCGTGAAAAGAACCAAGGAAATAAGGTCTATGGTTTCAATGGGGGATTTAGAGGTCTCAACGCAAATATTCAAGAATATTTTGAACATAAATATCTCGATGACGGACCAGGGACATTCTTAAAAACGTCCTATGATTACGTCGATGTCGACAAGGCGGTCAATACGCTGAGAGACTATGACCGTCTGTACTGTATATGTGGAAACGAGTCTATGAAATCCGCGAGAGACTTGGCCCTCGACGACCGCGTGCGTACAAATATTATCGGAATTGCCAAGACGGTGTTTAATGATATTCACGGTCTAGAGTCTATTGGATTTCAAACTGCGGTCCAAGAACTTGCGCGGTACATTGATTGTGCATTCATTGAAGCGACATCCACGGATTCTATTGTATTCCTGGTGGCACCTGGGAGACACAATAGTAAATTGGCTGTGTATGCGGGTCTCGCGAGGAGTTCAAAGATTACGAGTGTTATTACCCCAGATTCACAGGATGATTACCTTACAACGATTGAATACGGATACGCGAACAATGGCTATGCGGTCGTTGTTGTCTCTGAAATGTGCGACTACAGAGACCTCCTCGCGAGTCTCTCGGTCAAGCCCAAGGTCATTACACCTGGCTACCTGATTAGAGATGTTGAACCGTGTATCTACGACAGCATCTTGGGTGAGCGTATGATTCACGAGGCGTTTGATCACGCACAAATACACCGGGATTTCATCAAGGGTGCGACGAGTATTCTCCCGTTTAAGGATTA